ACACAGGTACACCTTTGAACAAATCAGCGCCGCCCTCTACGCCACTGGCGATCTACATGACCCAGTGCGAAGCGAGGGAGTGGAGGAGTCGTTACAAAGCCAAGATAAATCAATTGGGCAAAGTCAAAGCCCAGAGCTGGTGGTTGCAAGTGAAGGACGACATCTTGAGGATTCGTGGCAAGGATGGTCTAAATATCTTGATTACAGAGCTAAATCGTGATGCAAATACACTTTCAAGTTGAGGGTGAACCGAAAGGCAAAGGGCGACCAAGGTTTACCCGCGCTGGGAAATTTACTCGGGTTTATACCGATAAGCAAACATTGGATTACGAAGCCTTGATTAAGTTTTTTGCCGCCGAAGCGATGGGCAGCACCGACCCGTTAGAAACGCCTGTAAGCGTGTTTTTATACATCAGGCATGCAGTCCCTCAGTCGTACTCCAAAAAGCGCACTGAAGCCTGTTTAAGTGGCTTGGAACAGCCTTGTAAGAAGCCTGACATCGACAACATTGCAAAAACTTACCTTGATGGTATGAATGGGGTAGTTTTTCATGATGACACCCAAGTGATTGATTTGCATGTAAAGAAGGTTTACTCGGCAGTGCCTGGCGTTGATGTGATGGTTATGGAGGTCAAATGAATCCAGAAGAAGCAACCCAGCTGATTAGAGAAAAAGCCCCGAAGTTTGGTGAAGCCAAGGCTCAGAGGGTCTATCTGGAGGAGTTTCGGAAGGCTAAAAAGGCTCTTTTGATGAAGGATGCCCTTAAATTGGGGATTGAAGCGGCGAATGCTCAAGAGCGTGAAGCCTATGCCGATGCAGCTTACTTAGAGGTCTTAAAAGGATTGGCGAAGGCAGTAGAGGATGAGGAAACCCTGAAATGGGAGCTGGAATCTTACAGGTTGGAGGTAGAAATCTGGAGAACCAGAGAGGCAACCAATCGGATGCAAGACAGGGCGCACCAATGATGAAACAAAGGTACATCAGGAGCAAGCCGCTTTTAAGGTTAGTGGCTGGTCTTAACTGTCAGATATGTGGTTCGGGGCATTTTGTACAGGCAGCGCACTCAAATTGGGCGAAGTGGGGAGGAAAGGGAAAGTCAATTAAGGCAAGCGATGAGTTCACCGCGGCCTTGTGCATGAGTTGCCACTACGACATTGACCAAGGTTCAAAGTGGTCAAAAGAGGAAAGGCAGCTAGCCTGGAAACTTGCCCATTACAAAACAGTTCAGAACCTGACAAATAGCGGTCAATGGCCTGTGGACATTCCTTTGCCTGAGTTAGAATGAAGGGGCTGACAAGCAGTTGCCAGCTTTTGGGGTGGGCTTTGTTAGCGCATCGCCTGCCCCCTTTTTTAAGGATGTTATGAACCCACTAGATTCGGTCGAAAAGTGGTCTATTGACAAGCTAAATATTGTGATTTAATTGGGCAATTCATCTTTCTTCTAAAAAAAGGAAGTAACTTCTTTAAGGAGTAGACATGGGCAGACCACCAAGCCCCAACACATCAGACTTCAGAAGAACAATAGGCAAGCCAGAACAAGACATCCTAGTCGCAGCAGGGGAAGGAAACACCACCCAAGGCTTCTATGAAGTAATGGCAGTCTACAGACACTTCTACAACCAAGGACTAAGACCCTCTATGGACTTGAACAACGTAATGATCATCATCCCGCTAGGTAAGGCTGGAAGGCCAAAGAAGGATTTATCAATAAGTTAGTGGGTACTACCGGAAAGCACCATCCGACCCTTTCACACCCGCCCCTTTCCACAGCATCCCAGACCAGTTATCCACAGCCTAGAACGCATTGTTATGCACATCACATTACTTCTATACACAAAGCTGGCATTTAGTGTTACTTAATCTGTGGACATCTTTAATGACACTTAACATAATGGACACTGTAGAACATCGGAACGGGAAAACCCTAGGAATTTGGCTATAAGTGTGTGTGTACTAGCTAACATCATGGGGGGGGAGGGGGTCGGGCTGGCCTTAGATTTTGCTGTACCCTCCTCCCCACAAAAAAAGGCAGATATGGAAATTACGCTTGAGCAGCGCCGGTTGGTTGAGTCGACTAGTGGGTTGGGCTTGCCTGATGCGGAGATAGCTGTGTTGGTGGGGGTGAGTGAGTCTGAGCTGGGGGAGTTGTTTGCTGAGGAGTTGGCCTTGGGTCAGGCTAAGGCTAACGGCCAGGTGGCTAAGGCTATCTTTAACAATGCGGTGAAGGGGGATGTAGCCTCTCAGAAGCTGTGGGAGCAGAAGAGGGGCAGGGGGAGGCCTAGGGGGTCGTTTAAGACGGACTTGGTAAGGCTTGCGGAGGGTAGGGGGTCTATTGCTGCGAAGACGGAGCATCAGAAGATCAAGGAGTTGAAGTCGATGTTGTTGGATGGGGCTGGGCAGCAGATGGTGGGTAAGGCGATAGAGATTGCTTTGAATGATGAGCATCCGCATCAGGGGGCTATGATTAAGCTGTGTATAGACAGGTTGTTGCCTCTTTCTCTTTTTGAGAAGGAGAAGAACCTTAGGTCGGCTATTACGATTAACATCACGGGATTGGGTGAGCCTACGCTTATCCCGCCAGAGGATATAACCGATGTCTGATCTGAACTTTGCTTTGCTGCCTTGGCAACAAGAGGTGTATACCGACCCGACTCGGTTCAAGGTGATTGCTGCTGGGCGGCGGTGTGGGAAGTCTAGGCTAGCAGCCACGACACTAATTATTGAGGGGCTGCGCTGTCCTAGTGGGTCGGCAGTGCTGTATGTGTCTCCAACGATGGGGCAGTCTCGGCAGATCATCTGGGACTTGCTGCTTGATCTGGGAAGGGAAGTGATTACTAACTCACATGTGAACAACCTAGATATAACCCTAGTCAACGGGGCGCGTATCTATGTCCGTGGCGCTGATAGACCGGACACCTTGCGCGGGGTTAGCCTGACCTATGCAGTTCTTGATGAAGTCGCCGACATTAAGACCGAGGCATGGGAGCAAGTCATCAGGGCGTCTTTATCCGACAAAAAAGGTCGGGCAATGTTTATCGGGACTCCGAAGGGACGAAACTGGTTTTATGACCTATACAACTTGGGGCAAGCGGAAAAGGATACAGACTGGAAATCCTGGCACTTCACCACTGCTGACAACCCCCTGATCGACCCAACGGAGATTGAGTCAGCCAAGAAAACCCTATCCTCCTTCTCGTTCAAGCAAGAGTACATGGCGTCCTTTAGCAACGCTGGCGCAGATGTGTTTAAGGAAGAATGGATCAAATACGGGGTTGAGCCTGAGCACGGCAGTTACTTCGTTGCCGTAGACTTGGCTGGCTTCGAGGAGGTTGCTAAACAGGCGGCTAACGCTAAGAAAAGGCTGGATGAATCTGCGATTGCCGTGGTCAAGGTAACGGAAGATGGTAAATGGTGGGTTAAAGAGATTGAGCATGGTAGGTGGGACATCCGCGAGACGGCCTCCAAGATTCTGATGGCGATGCGGGAATACCGGCCTTTATCTATCGGCATTGAGAGGGGGGCGTTGAAGAACGCTGTTCTGCCGTATCTCAGTGATTTGATGAGAAAAAACAATGTCTACAGCCACATTGTCGATTTAACCCACGGCAATCGTAAGAAAACGGATAGAATCATCTGGTCGCTTCAAGGAAGGTTTGAGCATGGCCGAGTCATCCTGAACAGCGAAGAAGACTGGGCAGACTTTACTGACCAGCTTCTGATGTTTCCTTCGCAGGGTGTGCATGATGATTTGCCGGATGCGCTGTCATATATAGACCAATTGGCCGTGACAAGCTACTTTGAGCAAGACGATGACGATGCGTGGGAGCCGATGGACGTAATAAGCGGGGTGTGAGATGGCAGATGAAATTAGGCCAACGCCTAGAAATCCACTGTTCGGGCTGTTCTCTGACTTTGTGAATGTGCCATTGGATTACATGAGCGATCCACGGCGCACTCAGCAGATGCAGGGCATAGCCTCTTTCATTCGTGGCACTGGCGTTCCGGCTACCTTAGAAAATTTATCTTACGACCCTTCAGGCAGGGGCTTGTTCACTGGTGCTGGTGGACTTGGTGGCACAACCCGCATGAGGCCCGAGGCGATTGATGCGGCGCTGACGCTTACTCCTGGGGTTGGACCAGCGGTACGCATGACCAAGGGCTTGCCAGTTGGTGCAAGCATTAAGAATGTTGGCAAAAACTTTCCAACTTCTATCACAGACAGAAGCGAAGTAAAAAATGTAGCTAACGATTTTGCTAGTCAATTTAAGCAAATGGGCTTTGATGTAACAGTTGACCATTCAGGCAGCAAAGCTGGGGCATCAAGTTATCTCAGGGTGTCAGATCCGCAAACAGGTCGGTTTTTAACTAAACCTATTCGAATTTCTGATCACAGCAAGGGCGCTAAAGAATTAGATGCCAACATAAATGTTTTGAATCCTCAAGAAGATTTTGCGAAGATCACATCTACTTTAAATGACATGAGGGCAAAAGGCGATACATTGGTTTTTAAGCAAGATAGATATGCTCAAGAACTTATTGCCAATGGCATTAAGCCAAAAACAGCGTATCAACGAGCTAGGACTGAGATAACAGAAGCTCAACTATCACCAGCCCCCCAACAAGCCGCCCCTTCCCCCATGTACACAGACCCCTTTGGCAATACAATAGCCGACACAACGAGGTAACGCTATGGATCAAAATGAGTTCGACGAACCAACAGAGAACGACAAAGAGCTAACCTCCTTTGTCATTGACCACTGTGACCGCTGGCGCGACTGGCGCGACACGAACTTTCTTCCCAACTACCTAGAATACGAGCGCATCTTCCGTGGTGAATGGGCTGCGGAGGACAAGACACGAGACTCTGAGCGATCACGAATCGTAACCCCTGCCACCCAACAAGCGGTGGAAACCCGTCACGCCGAGATTATGGAAGCCATCTTCGGTCAGGGCGAGTTCTTTGACATTGAAGACGATCTCAAAGATGTCAACGGCAATCCGCTGGATGTCGAGGCGCTCAAAGCTCAGTTGATGGAAGACTTCAAGCAAGACAAAATCAGAAAAGCTATCGACCAGATCGAGTTGATGGCTGAAATCTATGGCACGGGCATTGGCGAGATTGTTGTAAAAGAAGAAAAGGTCTTTGAACCAGCTACCCAGCCGATTCCAGGCCAGATGGGGCAAGCTGCCATTGGTGTGGTGGAGAAAAGCCGCATTGCGGTAAAGATTACGCCGGTTAACCCTAAGAATTTCTTGTTTGACCCCAATGGGACATCTATTGATGACTGCATGGGTGTGGCGATTGAGAAGTTTGTCAGCATCCACAAGGTAGTCGAGGGTATCGAGAAGGGCATCTACCGCAAGGTAAACATCACTACAGGTGACGAAGACACTGATCTTGAGCCAACCCAAGAGGTAAGCCAGTACAGGGACGGAAAAGTGCGGCTGCTGACCTACTACGGCCTTGTGCCAAGGGAGTACCTGACCGAGAAAGACGAGGAAATAGAAGAATTGTTCCCTGAAGACTCGGTTGCTGACGATTACTCAAACATGGTGGAAGCCATTGTTGTGATTGCCAATGAGGGCTTGCTGCTCAAAGCAGAAGAAAACCCGTACATGATGAAAGACAGGCCAGTTCTGTCTTATCAGGACGATACCGTTCCAAACCGGCTGCTGGGCAGGGGTACGGTGGAGAAGTCCTACAACATGCAGAAGGCAATTGACGCTCAGGTGCGTAGCCATCTCGACTCACTGGCGCTGACCACCAGCCCAATGATAGGTTTGGACGCATCCCGCCTCCCAAGGGGCGCTAAGTTTGAGGTGAAGCCTGGCAAAGCCTTCTTGGTCAACGGCAACCCTGCTGAGATTTTGTACCCCTTTAAGTTTGGCGAGACAAGTCTTAACAATCTGAACACAGCCAAAGAGTTTGAGCGCATGTTGCTGCAAGCCACTGGCACGATGGATGGTCAGGGCATGGTCAGCCAAGGCAATCGGGATGGCGCTGGCATGTCAATGGCCGTGGCTACGATCATCAAGAAGTACAAACGCACTTTGGTGAACTTTCAAGAGGATTTCTTGATTCCGTTCATTCAAAAGGCAGCGTTCAGGTACATGCAGTTCGACCCAGAGCGCTATCCATCGGTGGATATGAAGTTCATCCCGACGGCGACGCTTGGAATTATTGCCAGAGAGTACGAGCAGCAGCAGTTTGTGGGTCTGTTGCAGACTCTTGGCCCGAATACGCCGGTACTTCCGATCATTCTGAAGGGCATTTTTGCTAATTCCAGCCTGTCTAACAGGTACGAAATGATTGCTGCCTTGGATCAGATGAGCCAGCCCAACCCAGAGGCACAACAGTTGGAGCAAGCACAACAGCAACTGGCTTTGCAAGCAGCACAAGCACAGATTGCGGTCAGCACGACTCAGGCCGAACAGAATCGGGCAGAAGCACAGAAACTGACGATTGAAACGCAGCTTATGCCACAAGAGGTTCAGGCCAAGGTTCTGGCATCAGCAACTAAGAATCTTCCGCAGG